ACTCTGTAAGCAACCGCTCCACCAGCACTGGTTGGGCCTGCTAAAAATTTGTTCTCTGCATCCGTATCGTTTTGAGTTGCAGCGATAGCAACGCTTGAGCCTGTGGTGGTGACAACAATGTCAATTAGGCCAACCGTGCTGCCAGTAACAGCGTTAATAGAGCCTGCGGCCTTAAGACTGAGCCACGCAGATCCGTTCCAGCAATACAGGTTGTTGTCATCTGTATCTAGCGCAAGCTGACCTGTAAAGGCCCCAGAGCTTGGGAGTGTTGTAACTAGACCAACAGTGGATTCGTTCGCAAGCTTGGCGGCTGTGATGGCATCGTCAGCAACCTTTGCTGTTGTTACACCTGTGGAGCTTGACGTTGAGTCGGCTAGTTTTGCTCCAGCAATACCACCAGCAGCAAACAGAATTTTTGCACCTGGGATTGCGTCGTCAGCAATTAAGGTGACGCCATTGGCGACTAGATCAGCGACCGTAAGTTTTTTGGTTTCAGAATTGTTAACCGCAACGAGTATGTCGCTAGCAATCAAATCAGCACCGGGGAGAGCCGGAAGGTCGCTAATTTTTAGGTCAGCCATGGGCTCTCGCGTTAAGTGTCACTGCTCTTGCCCAGCTTAGCTGTTGGATCCTGATTCAAGTTAAGGTTGTCGCCGCTTTCTTGCTTAATCCTATCGGGCACCTCAAGGTTCATCTTGAGCTGAATCGCTCCAGTCGTGATGAAATCTGCTGTGATCTGGACAGGCTCTCCTGGAGCAAACTGGACCGCGCAAGCTGTTATAACTCCGTCAAAATCGTACCAAAGCTCGTCATTGCCCCTTGCGGTAATACCACTAGGGTTATAGTTTTCTGGCTTAATGTAAAACCTAGCGTGAAACTTGCTGCCAATCTTAGTACGCAATATAAGTTGCATAAGATAATTTGGTATTTCTTTTTCAGTGTCTCCGGTGTACTCCCAGAAGCAAGACATCCTGCCCGAGCCGGACATTAAAGCGCTAATTCTGCTGCGAAACTCATCGGATAACGTCGTTGTGTCAATTGTTTCTCGCTCAGTATTTAGCTCAAACCCATTAACTTGAGCAAGAATGCGATCAACGGTATTCTGCACAACAATGCTTACTTCAAGTGGACTGCTTGGCGCAGCCAACGCAGTTGCGTTAGAAATTTCTCCATTGACTGCATGGGCAAAAGTGTCGTAAAGCCTTGCCCCGCCTAGGTCATCAACGTAAATAAATTTTTTTACGCTAGGACTTGTATAACTGTTTATAAAGCTTAGGTTGCTGCTATTAGTGCTTTTAATTTGAATCTGATCGCCAGTGATCAACTGACCCTCAGTAAGACCAAAACTTAAACGTTTTGCCGCAACGTTGACACTAGCGGCTTTAATTGTCGAAATTAAACTGCTTTCGTCAGACTGACGCCGCAATTCAACTTTGCCAAACGTACCAAGGTAAACGCTCATGAGATCGTGGCGGCTAGCAACTCTCCCGTCCCAATAAACGAGATCTCAGCACGCACCAGATCGGCAGTCGCGGCACCCATCGTGGCGCTTGAAACGTAAGCCTTGATCTTGATGTCGTTATTGTCCGTTCCATCTACCCAACGGAATGTCAGGTCAACAGTGTCGTCGCTGGTAACGCCATCTGAACCAGTCTTAACCAGTGCGCTTAAAAGGCTTGTTGTGTTGATTGAGTTGCCGTCTTTGTAATAAAGCAAGCTGCAACTACCCGTGTAGCCAACAACCCCTGGGACATAACTGCGAACATTCTCACTAAGCGTTGTGGTTTCTAACGTCTCAAGATTTGCTTGCACCGAGAAACTCGACACCTTGGCGATAGTCGTACCAGGACTTCCGACTTGTAAGACGCCATCTCTGCCGGTATAGATTTTTGACATCAGATCACGCCAATCAGATTCACTGTAACAGTGCTAACCCCAGGCCGCACCTGCGTTAATTGTGGTGCGTTTTCGTACCTGTACTTTGCTGTTGTGCCTGATTCAGATGACTCAGCGCCTGCAGGCGTGTTGATCTGACCGCCCATCCCAGAATGATTTGTGCAGTAGTAAAACAGGGTTGGGGCGCCTTTAGCGACTTTGATTCGCGTGTACGCTCCAGTGGTGCCAGGGGTTCCAGAAGTTGTTACACCTGTTGTGTATGCCACTCCGCCCGAGGTATGAGTCCCATCGTTTGTTTCACTAAAACCCAATGGGTGGGTACCACCTGTGCCGTTTGTTGAGTGTGATTGGTCAAATGTGTAGATAGTCCCTTCATCCAAGGTCAACGTTTGATTGTTCGTTGAAGACCCGTCAATCCGATACTTGTTAGCGCCACCAGAAGATACAACTGTCACATAAAATCCCCCGCGAAGAACTCTTGTTCGCTCTGAGCGCAAGGCATCAGTGTTTCCGCTCCAGCCCCGCAAAGCTTTACGAGACAACTTAAAAGTGCTAAAAGTGCCTTTTGTTTCGTCAAAATGGTCAAGAAACAGCTCTGCTGACTCATCGTCAATATTGGCGTAAGACAGCTGCAGCTTCACGTTGGTGCGCTCGCTGCCATACAGAATCCGTGTCTCAGTCCCGCTTTGCGACTTAAACGTTCTGACTGGATAGTCCCCAGGGTCAAAAGCGCGACTAGTTGGAACGAGTGAAGGAAAATCCATTTAACCGGTAACTACCTCGTAATCGCCAGCCTCGTCAATAACGGCCAAAGCTAGCTTGCTTATGTTAACGGTATTTGCTTCCGTCGTACACGGGTGCTCTGAGGCAACAATGTCCACAGTGCCTTCCTGAGAAAAAGTCAGTTGCTCTACAACATAAATGTTTTCAGATACGCTTAAATCATTAATTGTAAAAACTGAATTGTGAAACTTACTTTCTGAAACTTTGCCACCGCTTACTGTCATTTTGCCTTCTTCCACGTCTGTGTCAGCATCCGTTTTATGATAAAGCACGTCATACTGACCGTCCTCTAAATCTTTAACGCTTACAACATTGCCTGACCCATCAACCGTTCCATTATTAGCACTGCTATAAGGACTTGACTCGGTAATAACCTTGATAAATGAGCCAGCCTTGATGCTTAAACCAAAAACTGTTGTAGAAAACTTAATCGTATGTGTAACCAGTTTTCGCAATGCTAAAAAGTAACGAGCCACCTTGATTGCATGTTTTTCTGAGGTACAAAACTGAGTAAGATCAAATGTTTCTTGCGGAAGATTTTGCATATTGTCCGGCTTTGAGCCTTTCTCAAAAACGACAACTGATTTTTCTTCTGGGAATTTATTAGGCATTTCTTTTCTATAACGCGCAACTGCGACGAACGGCCTCCGATCTTCAAAACGAAGATACTCAAGGTTAAAGCTATCTTCAAGAATGTTTCCGGCTGTAAACAGCTGCCCAACCTCTATACTGCCCGTATTAATGTCGCCTGAGCCCAAGAACGGTATAGCAGGCAGTAGCCCAAATTTGCCGTTATTTATAATAAAGTTGCACAGAAAATAAGGTGCAAAATTAGCAATAAATTGCCTTAAATTTGTTCTTTCTGTGATTACACCATTGAAGAACATTCTTTGCTTTGACAAAAATTTAGCTGTTAGCTTGAAACTTTCCAAATCCACTAATGGTGCATTATCCGATGTCATATTCATTAATCCCCCCGCACCAGCCATTTGATCTGTCATAAGGTAGAATACAAGATCTGGAAACAAATGACTTGGGCCAAATTCTTTCTTGAAGGTTCTGCTGGTTGAGTCGTCTTCGTAGGGGTTGTCCTCGTTACTTTCCCAATCAGGGTGCAAGCGTTTAACTTTTAGTCCGCTAGCCAGCCAGCAACGGAGCTGGTCTAGTCGCGAAAAAGCTCTACTAGCCTTTAAAGACAAACCTACGGTGGTCAGCCTTGAATACTGAGGTTCTCGGGCATTAGGTACTATTTCGTTTACATATACAAGCTGGTGCTCAGGCTCTGCATCGTTTGATTTTTCAATTAGTTGCCGATAGAAACTTAAGTCTGCATAGCCATTATTAAACTCAAAATTTTCTCCTTCGTACGAAACTGTCGTTGCAGTCGTCTGTACGCTTTCTACCTCATATTTAGCGCCTGCCGTACTATCTTTTATGCCGAATGGATTCTGTGCGGTCACTTCTACTAAATCGTTAAAAGAGTCACCCACTTGCCACCCGCTGGTTGTATTATCTAATCTTTGAACAATTTGGGTCACGCTGTAACCAAATTTTTCTCCAGTAGGATGGTTTTGGAGTCGCACTACTTTTGCTCTTAAAGTAAACTCTATATGTTTGCCGCTCTTGGTCTTACTAAGAACTTTTCTTTTAACATCATCAAGATCAGACTCTACGGCGCGGCCAAACGTTTCAAACAAATACGCCTGCTCTTTGTCTTCACCTTGAATTAAGGTGGTATCAGTAACTTTAAACTTGTAACCCGAGCCACGCAGGACACCATCGCTAATATCAGGGTTATTGTGTTTAAACGGATTTCTGTCCCCATAATCCACGTTCGTAGGTCTGAGGTTGCCATTGCTATCGACAGTATTTGTTTTGTTTAAGCCCCTGCGAACCTCAAACTCATGGTTTAACGGAAACCCTGGGGAACTATTTATGACTGTGCAGGAGACAAGGTCCCAGGCTTTGTTTTGCCCATTGAATTTTCTAGCGTACTGATTTGGATTTGCAATAACTCTTTTAACCCATTGCCATCGCAGCTTAATAAATTCTGTATTGTTATTGTAGTATTCAGTTGTCTTTGTCGTTTTTGTGTTGGGTCCGTCAATATCAGGATCGCCAGCAAGTGCAAAACTAAACGCACCGTTTTTGCCAACTCCAGTAGCCGGTGTAGAAACGAAACTTAGTTTTTCAATGCTTTGAGCTTTAAATCTATTTGTATTTTGATTTTGTGGTAAGTATTTTACAACCTTTAGATTTTTTGGTACGTCTGTGGCACCGGCAATGTTGACTATTCTTGCTCCCCTGCCTAATTCAGCGTTATCACTGAAAAAGGTTTTGTCTACGATAATGCCAGAGCATTTAATTTTTAAAGAGCCTATTCCAGGAACTCTTGTAGTGCCGCCAGCTTGGTCTCCTCCTTCAGCGGTTGACTTTAAGTGAATAAACTCTTGTTCTGTGCTTAAGTGTTTGATCTCACTGCCAGGCACAGGAACTATCTTAAACTCAAGTTCATTATAATTATCCCTGTTTGGAGCAATTATTTGAATGTAATTGTATTGAGCAATTGGCCTGTTGCCAATAATAACAAAATATTCGTCAAAAAATACAAATTCTGTGTTTGTGCTGGCATTTGCTTTCCTTGTAGCAATACGGAAAGCGGAAGCTCTTGGAATAAAAATATTAACCGCTCCAGTTGTTACTGTCGTCTTGTCTTTTCCAAACTCCTTAATTTCATCTGGCGTTGGCAATCCATTGATAGCCGTTAATCCGTTCAAGCGTTGATAAACTATACTTTTAATGCCAAGCTCTGTAATAACCGCTGCTCTGTTATTTCTAATTGAAGCGATCGACATTCGCGTCAAAGGATAATAGTTGGGGCCTACACCTCGCCTGTAATCAATGTATATTGGAGGGTGAACCACCAGATTCTTGCTTACAATGCCGACCGTCTTCGATGCAGACATTGAAGTGTCAATACACTTTAAAGTAATAAATTGAGCGCCTCCTCCCGCGCGAAAGACTCCTTCTTTTCGCCTGTTAATAACTTTCCAAAGCGTTCCAGCGATGGCAAATATTTCTCCTTTTTGCATTTGCTCGTAAGCTGCAAGTTGAGATTCAAAAACGAGGCTGTTTATGTCGTTTACACTGACAGCGGCTGAAGAAGTTTTGTAGACTTCCTCGTCTATTTTTGTGTCACTAATAAGAAATACAGCCGTGTCGTCCTTAGCAACACGAACCGGGCGCGTATATTTATCGCCATTAGTTGTGATTACCGTGTTGCCTTGCGTAATGCTGATCAGACCCATCCTTGGGCTGTACTGACGGCCAGTCCCAGACTGGTGCTGCTCGAGAATATCTTCACCAACAAACACGTTTTTACTATAAGAAGATCCAGGACTCTTTCCTTCTTCTGTATCTCTTTTGCGAGCTTGGTTTTCGTCGCCTACGATCTTTACTCGCTGCATAACTTTTGCTCTTTGGCTTTTCTTTGTTTCAGAAGCATCACTATCGGCTTGGGCTACATTTCTCCCAATAGGAATAACTTTATAATTCACTTTTACCCCACTGCCGTTTGCTATTGGCGCATACGCCCCAAACTCCATTGAATTTGCAGGCGAATATGCGTGACAAAAAGGCTTGGATTGCTCTGCCTCATTTGTTGGGGCTAAAAATACGTCTTCTGTTTTTACGTCATCTGTGGCAAGCCCTACACCTGGGTTACCACTATCTGCAGTACCTTGGGTACCATACTTAAGGTCTGCGCCTTTAATCCTTGGCCCTGCTGGAGTGGTAGTAGCCGCTCTCCAATAAAAAGCAAATTGGTCTTGATGGATAGGGTCAAGCGCATTGTTTCCAAGCATGATTCCTTCAAGTGCTGGCGGCTTAATGCCGTCACCAACTCCATCGTCAACACCCTGCTCACCTACAACAAACATCAATAAAGCTGATTGCTGAGTCCCATAGCTAAACATTCGTGACCAAACAAGTTTTGGTGTTACAAAAATGCCGCCAGCTTCTCCTCGCCCTTGCCCTTGATATAAACCAAAAATAATTGGTATTGGAGAGGCATAATCCGCCAACTCGTTTAAAGTCTCAAAACCACGTGTTGGAGTAAATCTACTTGGTCCGGTAATACTGCCAGTATCAAAAGAAGAGCCTCTTGAGGCCGAAGGCATCTTCGGCTTTGGCATTAGCAAGTATGAAACGCCGGTAAGGACCAAGCTGATTGCAAGGTTTACCAGGATTAGTGTTGTTGGCTCACAAACAATGTCTGGAATGTGATCATATTCTGCAGGTCTTAATCGACCACGTTGCCTGACTTCAGCCGCAAACAGTTGATACTCTTCTTCTGTAATCCCAATCGTCTTGATTAATTGTTTTTCGTACGGAAGCAGTGGTACGTCGTAAACAGACGGGCCGAAGACCATTGCACCTTCTCCGACATTCGATTGACGTACAAAATTCCCGTCTGCCATGTGACTGCAAATGCCCAGGATTGCTGTGGTAACAGCAGAATGTCCCCATCATACTCAGGCTCCTTAA